TTCGGCGTAGCCCGCGCCAGAGGAAAGGCGCGGCGACGCAGTTCGCGGGTTTACCTTGCGGTGTTTGCTGCGGAACATCTCGCTCGGAGACATCGGTGGCGAAAAGCCGACTTGAACGAAGCCGCTGCGGCGGCGGACGCTTACGCGTGTTCCTCAGCCGGCATGATTGGCTGAAGGCATAGTTTTGGTCACAGAGAAGGAGGATTCTCTGTGACCCATCTACGTCAGATCATGATTGAGGAGTTGCAGCGCCGCAACTTCGCCGAGTCAACCATCCGCTCCTACGTACACGGTGTAGAGCATTTCAGCAAGTACTTTGGTCGACGCCCTGACCGGCTTGGCCCGCTGTGAATGTTGGAATTACGTGTCAGTAGTGGGGAATGGCGGGCGGCGGCGGGAATCGGCGGGATTGGCGCGGGTTAAACTCACTTTTCCACAGGCAAATCAAAAAAGCGGAATGTTGGACTTACGTGTCAGTAAAACCTTCACTGAACGTTCACTAAACAGCTAAACCATTTAGAATTGCAAAAAAGCGAAGAAGGCGAAGATCCGCCGTCTCAGAGCCTCAAGTCGGCAAAATGTGGAAAACTCGCAAACACGTTGATTGACGCGGGCAAAGTTGCACTTCCCTACCTAAAAAAAGCTCAGAAATAAACCCCAAAAGGGCAAAAAAAGAGGATGTATTGATAATCATAGGTTTTTTTGGCAGAGCCCGAAAACGGAGAAAATCTCAACAGTTTACCTATTGGACAATTGGCGGCCGGCCGAGGCGGTTCCAGGCCCCTCAGATGGCCATTCAGAACCGCGTTGCCAAGCCCCAAAGACAGCAAGTGAAATTCACAGCAACCTGGGCGATCAGCCCCTCTCGATTTATAAGCCGGAAAGTAACTTCGCGCATCAAAACCTCTGCTCAAGCCCGTTGGCTTTGTGTATCTCCTGGATATAGGCAATGACCGAGTCATAGTTGATGCGCCAGGGGCTATGTGCCTTGTTTCTCAGACGATAAGCCTTTAAGCTTCCATCCTCGATCAAACGTACAACCGTCTGGCCACAAACGTCAAGCATCGCGGCGGCGCGGGCCACAGAAATAGTAAAGCGCGGGCTCCACGGCAAGAGTAACTGATCGTCCACGCGAAAATTCATTGGCGCCCACCCTCTGAGATAGATAAGTCGGCTGAAATATGAAGCTTGCGAAGAAAGTCAGAGTCGCCGGAAGCTACGGACGCCGCAGGCAGATCCTCGGTCACATATTGCAACTGAATAAAACGTATCTCAACCACCCTCACACCAACCTCGCCGAAGGCAACAAGCGCCTCCTGGACGGCGGGCAGAGAGCATACGTTTGAAGCTATTGTCCGAGTCAGATTGTTCACCAAATCCTCAATCGTCATGCGCTCTTCCTTTTGGGACTTATATACTTGAGTCCCTTGCTTGGCCGCTACCCAGACAAAACGGGCAGTTGTCTCTGTCATAGTGTGTTCGATCATCGCAACGATCTCCGTTACAGCATTCATCGCATCCATCTGATCCATCAGACCTCTTGAATGTGCGCCCATGTGCCGGTTTGTCTGCTGCCGTTTTGTCGTGAGCGTGCCAATAGCAAGAGACGCCCGGATGGTATCCATAGCAGCGCCTACAGGGGTGCGGAAACTTGCAAAATGCGCTGCCTTCCTTGATGCATGTACACGCTTCAGTCATCTCTTTTCTCCAAGGGAGTTAAGTATGTAATTCCCTTCCTTTTCATCCACACGCCGGCGTGCTGCAACATACCTTTGAGCGCCCAGCGGACACGGTTCGCGTCCGCCACGGTGGAGATGGTGGGCGCCGACTTATGCTTGAGCGGCGAGCGCGGCGAACGCAGCCATGCATCGAACCGCGAGCGATCCCAGCCCAGCCTGGTGTAGTAGTTATCGATGGTTTCAAGATCGATGGCGGAGGCGAGCTGCGGCGCGGCGGAGTACTCCTCGCCATCCTTGCGGCCGTCAAGGCCGGCTCTTCTCGCTTGGTCGCGATCCAGCCGTTTTCGTGCAGCTTGCGGCGCCTTCACGCCCAACTGCGTTTGAATGCCGTCGATCAAAAAACCGGCATCGTCCGAGCTAAGGTCCTTGAAGCTCACCACAGGCTTGCGCAGGCGCTCCGAGGCCCACGCAATTCTTTCATCGCGGCCCGCGCCGATACCGATTTCGTGGGCGCTGAGCTGCGAATAGAGCGTCTGCAATCGTCCGAGTTGGCGCTTGGTGATCTGCATGGCTGGCCCTCCTAACGCATTCCGATACGCGCGTCGCTCGTTCCTCTGTAGGTTTGGAAGTCGAAGTAGCGCCATCCACGAAAGCCGTCCATGAAGATGCGCTCTTTGAGGCGCACGCATGGGGGATTACAGATTGCGACTTTCGCGTCTTTCTTTATCTGCCAGTCGCTCTCGCCCCCGTCCAGCCGGTTGAGGACCGGAATCTGACCCACGTTGACGATGATCTCCTCGACGGGAAACCACCCGATGATGCGGCCTTGGTAGGTGAACCAAAGCCGGTCGATCTTCTGTTTCGGCATCCCGCGGCCCAGGGTGAAGAAGTAGACGTGGAACGGCGGGACAGATTCAGAAAACATGCGCGCCGTCGCCTTCGCGCTGATGAAAGCCGGCCACGTCTTGATGATGTCTGCCACTATGCCCGCCTCGCTCTCTGCATTTCGTCGATCAGAACGCCGATAGGCAGTTTGCGGTGAGGCCGCGGGCCGCGCTTGCGGGCGGTCAAAACCTTGATGCGGTCAAGCAGCTCGTTCGAGCCACAGCCCGGCCCTACCGTTGCATCGGCTATCCACGTCTGCCCCACGCCGTCGCCTCGCGTCATCGTGGACGTGCTCCGCACCATGGTGGATGCATAAGAACCAATCGAATGGTGGAAATCGAGCAGAGCGTCGACACCAGCGAACGGCAACACGCAAAACAGCAACTCGAATTGCCGTTCCACGATCAGCAGACGCGCCTCGGCGAGGGTGGCGGCCCGCACGGTGGCGTATCTGTTGGTCTCAAGCGTGTAGGCGAGAACGCCCAGTTGGTCTTCATCTTCGCAGCAAAGCAGTATTCTTTTTCTCGGTCTCATGGCCGCTCCACAATTTGCACCAGGCAGGATCGCGTGGGGTGATGCTCCAACAGCCCGCGACAATCGCAATAGCGCAGCTCGTCGGAGAGGTCTGGATCCAGCTCATACCAGCGCGCTCCATCGACAGTGACTGGCACGCCTTCGCTGATCACCAATTCGACTGCGGCCTGATCGGCGATCTTATAGGCGAGCGCGTCGAGCGCCAGCTTCTCTTCAAGCGCCAGAAACTCCCATGCCGAGATAATCGGAACGCCATCGTCATCGCGTTTTATCGTCATAGCAAACCCTCCTCGCGCAGGCAGTCGCGTTCCAGGTCGGAGAGCACCATGCCGCGTTCGCTGCGCTTCCACATTTTGTCGAACCATCTCTCGCCCATCTGGCTGCGAATGCTTTCCCGAGGCTCAGGCGCGGCCACGGGCTTGCCAGGGCGATAGGTGCCGAGCGATGCCTCAAGCGAGAGCGGCGACGCGCGCAGCGGCTGCTTGAAGCGATTGAGCGGCCCTCCGGCGTAGCGCAGCAAGTCGCCGATCCAGCGATGTACGCGCTCGCCGGGCGCATGGTCTTCGCTGAGCAGGCGATGCTGAAGGCAGCCCGCGACGATCTCAGTGGCCAGCTCGGGATTGGCGCGCAAAAATTGACCCAGCGCGCCGGCGTCGGCCGCGCCCCACGGCAAAGACGGAATCGACGGACATTCCAGCGCCCAATAGCCGTCGAGCAGCCCTTTGACGACGCCGTGGCGCGGATCGGCTTTGCGAAAATCGAGACCGTGACTGGATCTGCCCATCAGCTTACCGACCCTTCCAGCGGAATCGAGACAGCGCGGGCTCGCCGCGCCTTCAATTCAAGGAGTTCCAGCACGGTATCGTGGGCCACGTCGCGCATGTGCTTGCTTACCCTGCGATCGTCTTCGCTGCGCGCGGTGAAGAGCGCGAGGTTCACGTCTAATTGCGCGTCGGTTAAACGCGCGGCGATATCTTCGGCTATTCTCACGATTGCGCCTCCAATTGAAGTTGGCCGAGCAATTCCAGCGTGGCCTGCGGGCCGTCCACCGCGCGGAGCACGGCCAGTTCCGCGCGCACCTGGTCGAGAATCTGCCCGCGCAAGATGCCGTGGTCTTCGTCGCTGACCATGATGAAATAGCCGCCGTCGCTGCCATGCTTGCTCGACCCCACGGGAACGTGGAACTCCATGCGCAGCGCGCGGACGGCCTGCTTGATTTCGCGATCGGTGAGGCGGCTTGAAAACTGTTGCTTCTCTTGGCTCTTGATGGTCATCTGCATCTCGCGAATGGTCATGGCGCGCGCCGATCCGCGCCGGTAACGCACCAGGCCGAGAACGCGCTTCTGATTGTCGGTAAGCGTGAGTCCCAAGTGACCGCCCGGCTTGCCGCAAAGCAACTGGAGAATCTCGCCGTCGATGCGCTGGATGCGCTCTTCAACCGTCTGCTTTGGCTCAGGAAACAGGGATTGCATCACGCGCCGCCTTTCTTTAATTTGGTGTGGGTCTTCTTGCAGCGACCGCAGAGATCGCTCAATCCAGAAACGGTCTTGCGCCGCGTCCAGCCACGCTGGTTTGCCTCGTGGCGCAACATGGCTGCCGTAAAGATCGCGCCATCGACCGGTAACACACACACTCCGTAGGCGGTGAAGGGATTGCCGCATTGATCGCATTCAAGATCGAGCATGGTCCGCAGCATCACGCGCCGCCTTTCGCCGCTTCGATGGCGGACTGGGCTACATGCCTTAGCAGCGCGATGACCTGGAGGAGATCCGTACAGCGGCCTTCGAGCAGATCGGCCAGCGCAAGCGCATCTTGCACGCAGCGGTTCGGATACTTCCGCATATCGGAGATGCGCGAGTAGGCGATATCGAGAGAGCGCAGACCGCGGCTGACGCTGGCCAGCGCGGCGTTGACCGTCTCATCTGGGTACAGAGTGCGCGTGGGTTGCGAAGTTTTGATCATCCAAGTCCCCTCCAGAACGTAAAAACGTTGTAATGCGGTAACGCCTACCTTTTCTTTGCCGCCTTCGTCGCCGCCTTTTCTTCGCGCGCGCGGACGGTGGCGATGGTCTCCAGCTTGAGCGAAGGCGTCCTGGTCTTCTGCGTAAAGCATTGGGCGTAGAGCGCCGTGATGCGCGCGGCCAGCTTGGCCGGCAGCGTGGTCTGCGGCAGCACGCGCTCGGCGTCCTTCTGCAGCGAGTACTCGACGCGCCGCGAAAACAGAAGCGGGAAGACCTTGGGCAGCTTGGCTTCACTGAGCAGCAGTTCCAACTCGGTCACGTTGCCGTCGATAATTTCAATGGTCTTGGGCGTGGTGACGGTGGCTGACCAGTCCGCGCCTTCCATGCGGCGGCTGGCGTCGGCGTTGGTGGGAACGTGGCCATAGGTCTGCACCGCGTTCATGACGGCAGCTTTGAGGGCGTCGGAAGCGCGCTTGGCTTCATCCGTGGCCAGTTGCTTGGTTGCGTAGTCGGTGCACAGAGCGTCGAATTCCTTGATGAGTTGAATCGAGTTCATGGGGTTCTGCTTTCTTCGGTTGCGGAGTCTTCTGTTGAGGTTGCGGGGTGATTGAGCGAGTAGATGTAGCGGGAGATGCGCCTGAAGCTGCACCCGTGGCCGCACAGATCCTCATAAACGAAGAGCGGATTGAGCGGCTCTTTGCAGGCTTCGGCCGCTTGGAAGAGGATGCCCTCGAAGCCGGGACGCGAGATGGCCACCAGCCAGTGGTCGGCCTCCTTTTTGGCGATGCCGCAGATGTTGCAGCTCGTAGCGGGTCCTCGCATCAGGCGGCCTGCTTTCTTCTTGCGCCTCTGAGTTCGGAGATGACGGCCTTGATCGCGCCGCGATGCGCCAGATCTTCGCGCCGGCGCCGCGCGGCTTTCAACTCCCGGCACACGTCGCGCAGCGCCGTCCAAGTCTCCTCGATCAGGATCTCGGCCGAGCGCAGGTTTGCCGGCGAGCCGTGAGGCTGATTGCGCAGCGCCGCGGAGACATCGTTCAACGTTCTTTGCGCCGTAAACACGCGTTCTTGCCAATCCATCATGCGGCCCTCCCTGACCAGGGCAGCCCGCGGAGGTAGGTATAAGCCTCCGCCAGGTCCAGGGCGTCCACCGGACTGTTTGCTTCGCCTTCCCAGGTCGGAAGGACCGGTTGCGGCGGCCACACCATTGGCCATTGCTCCGACGCGGGCAGCACGGCGATCTGTCCGCCGCCCAGGTCGAATACCTTGTATCGCCGCGCCGCAAGTTTCAGCGGCTTCGGCCAGCCGAACACGCGCAGACTCATCGCGCGACCTTCTTTCTTCGGGCGGACTTGCGAATTACCAGCTTCGCGCGGCCCACCTCCGCCGTGAGCTTGGCGTCGAGAGGAGCTTCAAGGATCATCCCGAAGACGCGTTTCCAGTCGGAAGGATGCCACGTCGAGATTTCCGCCAGATCCTCAGCGATGATTTCGATCTTGATTCGCTCGTTTGCCAGCAAGGCGTACTTTGAGACGCTCATTGCAGGCGAGCCTTCGCAGAGACGGGTTTCAGCACTCATTGCAATACCTCGCTTCCAGCGGACGGTCCAGCGTCCGCGATGATCGGTTCGAGCGCCAAGCGGGCGCGGTGCAGGCTGTGCCGCAAAGCTTTGGCGACGGGCAGCGGCAGTGCGCCGAAAAGCTGAATGCAGTCGGCGGCGAGTCCCAGGTCTCCGGACAGCGAGCCCAGGCTGAGAGCGAACTCGTGCGAGACCTGGCCGCAGCCCGCGCCGGCCACGCATTGCGGATCGCCGGCCGCGTCGATGTAGGTGAGGACGTTGCGCGTTCTGTCGCTCATTTGCGGCCTCCTCTGAAGGTGGCAGCGTCTGAGCAAGTGGCCCAATGAGGCACGGCCTCCGAGACTCCCCGCTGCATTGGGTTCATAGGGATTTTCTTGCCGGTTGGCGTGGTCCACCATTCGATGTCGTCGCCGCAGCCCTTGCAGATCGCGTCGTTATCGAATCCGTAGCCCATCGGCCGCATGTCGTCGAGAGTTTTGGGAAAAGCCATCAGCGCAGCCCTCCCAGCACGCGGTCAACCGCGCCGCCATGCAGAAACGCCGAGCCGATCTCGATGGCGAAATACAGCGCGACCAGCACAACGGCCCACTTGAGAATGTTTTCGGCGGCTGGCGCCACATCAAGCATGAAATCGGAGATCGCGTCTTCCGCCTCCTGGCTGGCAGCCCAGGTCATGAACGCCGCCCAGCGATGGCGCAGGCGGGCAGCGATGGGAAAGCGGCTGGCGCGGACAGGCTTCAAGAGCGCGCCTTTGCTGGGGATTGTGGATACGCGGTTCATGTTGCAGCTCCTTCTGTTTCCGGCTCCGCCTGGGCGGCAAGCCCTTCGCGGATCTCGCGGATAGCGGCCATAAGGCGGCCAATGCTGATGTAGCGCCGCGTTTTCTTGTCCACGCGCACGCTGATGGTGGCCAGCTCGATCTGCTGGCGGATATGGGAGGAATCGAGGGCGGCGCCGGGCAGCTCGCTGCGCAGGATGCCCGCGGCTTCGTCGGCGGTGACCGCGGGCAGCGTCACTTTGTCTGAGATTCGCCGTTCAAGCTGCTCAAGTGTTCCGGCGAAGCGTGCGAAGGTCCGATCCAGTTCGTGGGAGCCGGCGAAGCACAGGCTGAAGCGCGGATCCTCGTCGAGCAGCTCGCGCACCGTCTCAAAGCAGGGAATGTCGAGGTGCTGCGCCTCGTCGAAATAGATCACCACGCGCGCGCCCTTGAAGTCCCAGCGCAGATTGTGGATGGCGCGGTCGATGCTGGTACTGGCCTCGGACCCGCAGACGGCGGCGATGCGCCGCAACAGGTCGCGAGGCGTGATGCGCGAGCGGCAGTAGACGCGGAAGATGAAGCTCTTCTGACCGGCTTCGCGCTGCGCGTTGTGCTGGGCGATCAGGTGGCGGGCGATATCCGTCTTGCCCGAGCCCGGCGGCGCGTAGACCAGATAAACCTGCGGCCATTCGAGCAGGCGCGCAAACACGCCGCGCATGACTTTCACTGTGGCCGTTTCGTAAATGTTGTGGCTGACCAGCGTGTCAGTGTCGAGCGGGTTCTGCTCAATGAAGAGGAGGACCGCGCTGGAGATCGCTCCGGTATCCTTGCGGATCAGATCGTACTTGCCGGAAAGAAAAGCCTGCACCGTCGAGTAGGCGTAGCCGAGCCGCCGCGCAAAATCGACGTGGGACATGCCGCTGCGGTTGAGATATTCGGCAGTGAGCCGTTGCACGCGGGCCGGAGTTGTTTGATTTGGGTTCATGCGTTCTTCTTTTTCTCCAAAAACATGCGTGCTGCCTGGGCTGGGGTTGGCGGCGCGGTAAGCGTGTCGTCGCCGGAAGTTAATTTGCGGGCGCGTTGCGTGATGAGATCGCGGCCGGTTTCGCCGGGGCCGAGTTGCAGCCTGGTGGCCATGGCTTCCAGCGGAGAAAGCGCTCCGTTGGCGCGGGCTGCTCTGGCAACCAAAGAGATCGTCTCGCGGTTGCCTTTTTCCAGCCGCCTCCGCATGGCCATCGAGTCGGCGATCCGCGCCTGGGTCGCCGACTCGTAAGGAGCGAACTTAACCAGAGTTTCGGCTTCGAGCCACGCCAGAAAGTTGCCGTCGGCGTCGAGTGCGGCCACGGCGTCCAGATCCGCGCTGTCGTAGACCACCAGCACGTCGCGTTCGTTGTACTCGTGCATCGCTGCCCAGCCCGATGGATCGACTGGCACATAGCGATGTTTCTGCAAGGTCACAGCGCATTCCCTGACGCCGCGCGTGGTGCGCTCGGCCATTAAGAGGGAAAGAGTGGCGTGATCGGGTGCAGGTTTTTGATGGGGATTGAGATTCGCCTCGAAGACCTGGCGCGGCGTGCCCCCGTCCATGCCCTCGCCTTCATGGACCGTGTCGCTGTATTCGTCCATCCAGGCGAGGCAGGCGAGGATGAACTGTGAGGCCTTGGGATGTTTCGACTCGGCCACGCGCCCAGCCTTTAGCAAACGCCGATGGCTCATCATGGCGAGTTCCGTTGATTCGGGCCGCGTAAACGGCGAGCCTGATGTGTAAGTCGGCCAGCATTTGTCAAAGCGCTCGTGGACGGTGCGGAAGAAACGCTCGATGGCTTTGGATTGCGGATGAAACGGAAGGCAATGCGTCACAGCGATGTTGAGCCGGGCCAGAAGGCCAGTGGCCGCGATGGAGTCAAGCTCGGCCTGCTGCCAGTTCGCCGGCGCAAGCGGAGAGGCTGCTTGGCAACCGGGCCGCGCGCCTTTGGCTATTTTGCGATAGTCTTTGCCGTTGTCGACGTACAGGTGCTCCGGAGGCCCGAATTTGCTGATGCCGCGCCTCATGCAGGCTGCAATCGCGCGGGAGCTGCCTTCCCAACAGAACGTCACTCCCACGGGCATTCTCGACCGGTAATCCAGCATGGCTGAGAGGCGAATCCTGATCGGGGCGCCCCACTCCACGTTGTCGAAGCAATCGTTTGCAACCTCGACATCCAAAATCGCGTGGTCGCCGATCCAGACAGAGTTTGCAAAAACGTCGGTGAAGCCGCGCTTTAGGTATGGGCTCATGCGCTCGCGGTATGCCCTCGCTCCTTCGCGGGCGTAGACGGTGAGCGAAGGTGGCATTGAATTAAGCCACGCTCGAACCGTGGAATAACTTGGCAGATCCTCCGCGGGAATCTCCAGCAAATTTGCATCCCTCACGATGGCTTCATACGCCACGGTGCAACTCTGCGCAGGGAATGTCCCGTCGCCCAGGAACAAAAACGCAGCCAGCCATGCAGCTTTGGGATAGGCGGCGAAGAAGCGGCTGCGGTGCTTGTCGCTGCGCTGCTTATCCGCCAGCGCCGCCAGGCCGCCTTTCTCGAAGTCCGCGATCCAGCGGTAGAGCGTGCGCACCGTGACCCCGCCGGTCTCGCTCGCGTAACTGGCTTCGCTGGCGTATTCGACCATCCGGCTATAGCTCTTGACCTTTTTGCCGTCCTTGAGCTTGAGGGAGCCGAATCGGGTTGGATCGTTTTTGTAGTCGAAGATCATCTGTAGAATCCCCAAGCGTGTGGCTGCTTGTTGCTGGGCTTCTGGATCGGGCAGCAGGACGCGCAAAGATGGCTGCTGCGGCAGTGTCAGCGCCAATTGAGAGGCCATTAGCTTGCGCGGCCTTTCTTGGCTTCGATCTCCGCGTCTATCCGGGCCATCCCGTCACGAATGGCTGTGAGAATGCGAAAGTTCCAGGTTCTTCCTGCAGATGTGTTCCATACCGAACTGGGGCATACGCCCAGCTCCGCGGCCACCTTCTTCGACAGTCCGCGGTAGCGACCCCCGTTCCCAAATTGCGCGCGAATTTGCGGCGGGAACGGCCAGCCCTCGGCGTGCTTGGGCGACCGAGCATCGACCGCCGCCATCTCCACGCGCAATGCCGCAACTATTCTGGGACTTACGAGGGTGCCCCTAATACACGCGCCAACGGTGGCCGGATGGACGTGGAGTGCAGTCCAAACCGTAGACCGAACCGCGCCGTATTGTCCTCCAGATCCGAATTGTTTCCTCTCTTCCGCAGTGAAAGGTGAATCGTGGGGTGTGCTGCGAGTAATAACCCGCGAAAGAAACTCGTCGCCCTCTAGCTTGACGATTTCGGCGAGAATTGCGGTGCCCACTCTTTTTGATTTAGAGAGCCCACGGAAATTATTTGAGGCACAGCCTCGTTTCAAACCGATCTCTCGCGAGATCCTCGCGAGGACGCCGCAATGCTTTGCGCCGGGACGGAACTTTGTGCTTATATCCGGAGGAAGAACGTAGTAGGACGCGGCCAGTTTCTCGATAAGCGAGGGCTCTGGAGGCGGATCCCCGCCGAGCAAATCGCTTGAGCCGCCGACAATCACGGCTATCATTGCGGTCAGCAGGTTGCCGAGTTGTTCCATGCGGGAGGGGGTCCTGCTCACCTTGTGCCCCTCGCTTCAGCCTTACTAAGGAACCATGAGAGCCAAACAGCAAAGAGGGAGAAAACTCCCGAACCCGCCAGCACGACCGCTTGCCAAATGCTCACGCCGCACGCTCCCCTTGCTTCGCTTCGATCCGTTGAAACTCGCGGTCAAGAGCTTTGACCACGCGGCTGGAGACGCGTCTGCCCAAGGCAACTTCTCGAACGTGCTGCGAAGAGAGCCCGAGCTTTTTCCCGACGCGGGTGTAGATGCCGCGAAATCGAGCCGCCGCCTCCAGAGCTGTTGTTACGTTAGAATTCACAGTGAAAAGACCCTCCGGAATATGAAAGACAGAATATGATCACTCTCATATTTCTGTCAAGGGGAAAATTTTGCGACCAACGAAGTCCAACAGGCCGGAGTACGCCGAACGGATCGCGGCGCTTCGCAGCCGGCTGAATCTAAAGCAGATTCCGTTCGCGCGGCGACTACGGGTAGACCAGGGTTCCGTGTCGAAATGGGAAAGCGGGAGAAATCAGCCGGAGCCAAAGATGTTCGTCCGATTGGCAAGCATGGCGGGCGCGCCAGAGAAGGAGTGGTTCCTCGCCCAGGCAGGCCTTTCGGAGGCAACCTTTCGAAAGCCGGCCGTAGCCGGAACGGAAAGAAGGACGCGGGTGGACCCCGATTTGCTTGCCTGGGTGCTTCAGGCGCTGGACTCAGCGTGCAACTTAATGTGCATCGTGCTCCCTCTGAAGAAGTACGCCGAGATCATCGCCAGGGTCTACGATGATTCCCAGGAGACGGGCCAGCGCGACGCAACAATGGTGGAAAGAGAAGTCAGAGCCACATGCGTCCCGCCCAACGAGAAAGTGAGATAAAAAGATGCGCACCGTCCTACGTCTCGCCCCAATTGTCCTTTTGTTCACCGTCCTTGCGGAAGCTCAGAAATTGGAACCCCGCGCGTGGCCGCAAGAGCCTGCATCCTTTCTCGGTATTCAGTTCGGCAAGCCGATGCGAGAATCCGTGAGAGAGTGCCCTTGGGAGGATCAATACGGGCATAAATCCTATCGCTGGTACGAAACGAACGCGATTTGCTTTGAGCAATATGGGGTCGATTTCATCATCTACAATGTCCCGACGTTCTATAAGGTTTATGCCACGGAGGTGAACGGAACCGTGGAGGACGTGGCGGCCATTTTTAAAGCTGCCAACGCGCCCGAGGTTGCTCAAGCGCTCGCGGAGAAGTTTGGCGGGGCGCACCTCGATGCGGTAAAGACCGTTCAGAACAGCATGGGCGCAAGCTTCGACGATCACGTCTTAATCTGGAAGGGTCCGAACGCAGAGATTGACTTCGATTCTGTGGGATCTAAGGTGGACGAGGGATCTGTTGCAGTCTATACGACCGCGTATGTCTGGTCACTGGATCAAAATCTTCAAAAACAAAAGACCGCCATCAAGGGCGTCCTGTAGACATCTTCTTTTCCCCCAAAACGCCGCCGCGCCGCCTGTCTCCACGGCGCGCGGCGCTCTGTCTTCTCCAGCTTCCACCGTTCGACCTTCTCTCCCAATCCGCCACACCCCTTTCCCCTTAAAGTCGCATCAGGCCTGATCGGTCTGCGTCTCGATTCATCCCATCAGAAGGAGGTCTCGGACGTGCCAGAGCAGTGAGTGTCCGTGGCGTCCCAGGCGGTGCTGTAGCACGCTGTGGCGCCCGGCCTCCCTTGAAGGGGTCCCCGGCGACAGGTCCACATCGCGGGGGTGTGGAGGGGTGGGGCATGAATCAGCAAGAGTCGAGCTTTTTGGCCAACGTTGTGCCTGCCGCGCTCTCCACGCAAAAGCTCTTCGGCGTTCCCGCCTCCATCACCATTGCGCAAGCCATCGCCGAATCCGGCTGGGGCCAGAGCGCCCTGGCCAAGCAGGCCAACAACTTTTTCGGCATCAAGGCCCTGGCGCACGCCGATCCCAACGCCTACGCGGAGTTCCCCACGCACGAGTTTGTGGACGGACGCGAAGTCTCCGTGATGTGCGCGTTCGCCAAGTATCCGTCGCCCCTCGACAGCTTTCTCGCCCATGCCCGCCTGCTCGCCCTGGCCCCGCGCTACAAGCCGGCCATGGCCGAGCGCAACGATCCCGCCGCGTTCGCCACCCAGTTGCAGAAGTGCGGCTACAGCACGTCCCCCGATTACGCGGTCGCCCTCATCAAGCTCATCAACGAATACGATCTGCGCCAGTACGACGTGCAGCCCATCGACCAACCGGCCACCCAAAAACTTCCAACGCAGTAAAAGGAGAGGACCATGAACATCTTCAGCAGCATCAAGAGCGCCCTGGGCACATTCGCGGCCTGGGCGGAAAAGGAGCTTGGCGCTTTGAACAAGGCAGCTCCGGCATTAGAGCAGACCTCGGCCAGCATTTTGAAGTATGCGGGGGCCGCGTTGCAAACGGTGGTCACCGCAGAGGCCGGGGCGCCGGCGGGAGCCCTGGTTGGAAAGATTCTGGCGGATGCGCAGGCGGGACTGACCGCGGCTGCCGGGTTCATCTACGATTACGGCGCGGTGCCGACGGCGGCCAGCATTACGGGCAGCGTGGTCACAAACCTGTCGAGCCTGCTGAGTGCAGCCAAGATCACCAACACGGCCAGCGTCGACGCGGTGACCACCGTGGTGAGCAACCTGAACGCGCTGACAACGGCTTTGGCCGGAAGCGCGGCTCCCGCGGCAACCGCGACCGCCTGACGACATACACCCGCAGCATGGACACTCGGCCTCAGATTGCCACGCGGCGCGTACCTGAGGAACACTACTTAACCCTGGGGCGCGGCCCAACAAGCCGCGCTTCTCCTGAAAACCGGGAAGAGCGAGCCGAAATGAGATTCATCCAACCGAAGGATTGGGTCACTCCCGCTAAAAACATGAACGGCATCGGCGACGTATCGCCGCTGTTCGCTCATATCGGTACGCTCATTCAAGCCGTCACTTATCCCATTGCCGCCGCTATCAGCGGCGTCGGAGCGATCGCCACGAAGAACAAGTAAGCGATCTGAACAGGGAGGCGTTGTGAGGATTTTCGGATGGTTGTTTGTCGCGGTGCTGCTGCTTGTGCCGGTGAATGCGGCGGCCAAGACGAAGCCCGACAAGGTGGACGCGCAGTGCATCGCGGCCTACCGCGGGGCGCAGGGCGCGGCTGGGGAGCTGGCAAAGCTGGCCCAGGGCGACGAGAAGCTGGCGGTCGACGCCGCGGCGTCTACGCTGGCGACGGCCGCTGACCTGATCCAGAGCAAGCCGGCCAAGACGCGCGAGCTGTGTACGCAGGACCGGCTGCAAAGCGTGGGCCTGGCCCAAACCAAGTGGCAAGCCCGCACCAAAGACTTGGATCCGGACAAGCCCAACATCGACGCGGCAATCAAGAACGTGGACAAAATTCTGCACTGAGGAGTTCCGATGGGAGTCTGCGCGCCAATCAAATTCACAGAGATCACGCGGGAACGCTTTGCCGCCATTCAGGGGCGAGTGGAGGCCGAGGCACATATCGACGAAGGGTTCCGTGGCGACATCGTCGGCGACACAGGCACCGCCTCAGCCGACGGCGTCACCCTGATCTGGACCTACAGCGAGCCTGCCCAGACTCTGACGCTGCAATGTACGGCCAAGCCCTTCCTGGTGACGGAAGGCTACGTGGCCAACAAGCTGCGCGACCTGGTGGCGCAATCGTGCTGAGCCGGACTTCAATCCGGGCCGCTTTCGCGCTGATCTTGGTTCTAGGTCTGGGGCTGGCAAGCGGCGGTCCGTGCGCAGGGCAAGCGGCGAAGGCAGAGTCTTCCGCCGCGATGCAGCAGCGCTACGACGAGCTGCAACGCCAATTCGACTCGACGACCGACCCGGCGAGGCTTGAGGTGCTGGACCGCGAGATCGAAACGCTCAGCGAGGAGCTGACCAAACGCAATCAGGCGCAGCTCCGCGCCAACTCGGACGAGTTTGCCGCGCTCATGGTCCAGATGCACGATGCGCTCAAGCTGCAAAGCCCAACGCGGTGGCAGCGGCTCAAAGCCAAGCTGCGCGGCTGGTGGGGAGGCGACCGATGGTAAAGTTTCTGGCCAATGTGAACGCCTGGTGGCAGGGCAAGAAAACCATCGTCGGCGGCGGCCTGGTGATGGCCGCGGCCGTGGCCGGAGTGGCCAGGGGCAAGCTGGATATGACCGCCGGCGTGGGTTTGCTGGGCTTGGGCCTGTCGATCGCGGGAATGGGAGCGAAGGCCAATCGCCACCAGGACGAGCTGCTCTCGGCGCTGGAGGGCGTGGCCAGGGTTTCGGTCGATGTGAAGAGCGGCGCCAGCGCGCAAGCCATCCAAGACGCGGTGCAGACCGCGCTGAGTTTGGCGCATCCCGGTTCGGTGGTGAATGTCAGCTATCAAAATGAAAAGGCGTCGAACATCCTGCCGTTCGCGCCTCAGGAAAAGGAATAGACATGGAAACGATTCTGGTTTTGGCGGCGACGCTCTCGGTGGGAGTCATTCTCTTCTGGCTGGGCGCAAAGTTCGGCGAACGCTTGGCCAAGGCCGAGCTGCGGGAGGAGCGCAAGCATTCCACGCTGCTGTTGAGGCAGCGCAACGAAGCCAAAATCAGCATGGACCTGGCGAGAAAGAACGTCGCCAAGATGGGGCTCGATCCGAAAAAGGTTTTTCCGTGGCTCATGTTGCTGGTCTCGCTTTGCCTGTGGAGCTGCGGAGGCGGTGGGACGCCGGTCTACGCGCAGCCTCCTGGAGGGACATCCTATTCTCCGGACAGCAACCTCGAAGTCCTGGACGTGACGACGATTCAGATGGCGGCCTCGACCGTCGACCTGGCCGCTTTTTCGCTGACCGATCCCGCCATTGTGGATGCGCTTCTAACCCGATCCAAGGCCGGAATCAAGGTGCGCATCTATCTGGACCGGGGCGAGTTAGAAGCCGAGTGCAGGGGAGATAGCGCCTGCGCCCGAAGTCCGCTCAAGGAACTTATCGGAATTCCCAACGTCGACATACGGGTCAAGTTCAGCAAGGTCTTGATGCACCTGAAGAGTTATGCCGTGGATAAGTCGCTTGTCCGGGACGGATCGGCCAATTTCAGCCCTCAAGGGGAGCGGTCGCAGGACAATTCGGCGACCTTTTCCACAGACGCGGGGGCGGCGGCGAGGTTCGAGACGAAGTTCGAGGCGATGTGGAACCGTCCGGGCAACCTGACGGTGGCTCAGGCGGTGGCGGGAACCGGGAAGTAGGAAAACGACTCAGGGTGCGTTTTGGCAGACCGGACTCGTTTTAGGCGGCTACCCCCCTCTGGCAGTGCCAGAAAGGGCAACGCGCTGGACAGGACGGCCAAGGAACCGGCAAAAACCGGTTGGGTCTGATCTCCAGGAGGGTTTTTGGGCGGCAGACAGGTTCGGGAGGCGAAATCGCCACGGTGACGACATTGGGATTGAGCGGGGACGGACGGTCGAAGATTGACGCCCAGGTGGGCTTTCGGTCGGGCTTGCTCCGCCATATCGGGGTCGCGATCGGGGGCGCGGGCGGCGCGGCGGTCGCGTTGGGCGCCTACGAGGTACTTAAATCCGCTCCGACGCAATCCTTTGCCCTGTTACAAGCCTGGGGTCCGACCTTTCTGATTGCTATCTTCTGTGTCTTTGTTGCGGGTAAGTTCCTTGAGAACGTTAACTCGACGGTCAGGGAGAGTGTAACTGTGATGGCCGGGGAACTTAGGGCCAGCGGCGAAGCGGCGGGTAGAACGGCGGACGCACTTAGCCGCTTGGCAGACCAGGGCGGCAAGCAATTCGAGGAAGTGCGCCGGCTCTCCCTTTACGCGGCGCAGGAATTTCCATCGGTATATGAAAGGTTCGACCGGCAGGATGCGGTCCTGCTCGACCTTGCATCGAGCGTGAAGGGGTTGCATTCTAAGCTCAGTAGCGAAAAGGCTGCACTCGAAAAAAAGGATGAGGCGGAGCGGGATGGGAACTGAGCGAGAGTTGATTCAGATCAAGCGGCGTCGCGGCAACATGCTGAAGCTGATCCGGCAGGGCCATGAGGCCCAGTTCGACCGGATGGATGACTTCGAGATGTACGCGATGATGCAGAACCTGGGCTCGAACATGAGCCTGCGGCAGGTTCTGACCATGCTGCAGGACCTGCAAGTGCTGGGCTATGTAACGTTCGAGCAGTCCTTCAGCGACCTGAAGGAGCGCATGATTGCCGAGGAGATCATGCTCACGGCCGCGGGGCTGGCGCTTGTGATGCGGCGCAAAGACAACGAGGAAGTTCTCTTCGACTAGGAGGCGCGTGTGGCAAATGCAAAGCGACCGCGCACCGGGCAGCGGCGCCAGGTGAATCAACCGCTCAAGATCGACAGGCTTCCGCTGGAAGTCCGCAACGCAATTCAAACCCTCAAAGACGGCCACACCTTCCAGGAGATCGAGGAGCTTTCCGCGCTGCCGCTCGACAAAGGCGGCTTCGTGAATTGGGACACGCTCCCGATTGACGTGCTGGAACTCTTCCCCAGGCTGCGCCTGCCCCACACCAACCTGCACCGGTGGTTCGACTTGCGCGTGCGCCAGGTGATGGCGGAGACCATGGGACGCTCCGCGCAGGCTCGCGAGCTGGCGGCGGCCTTCGCCGGATCGGTGCTCAAGGGCGGCGACCAGGCCGTGTTGAACGCGGCCCGCGACCAGTTCATGTCGATTCTTGCCGAAGACACAACGCCCAAGGGCCGCGCCTTCGCCGCCAAGGGCTTGATCGCGCTGTCCGAGCAGATGCAGGCGTCAAGAACAAACGACATCCGCGAGCGGAAGGTAGACGTGGACGTGCGCAAGATCAAGCTGCTCGAAGCTCGCGAGCAGATCGCCCGCGATCGCGTTGACCAGGCCACGCAACAGGCGGCAAAGAGAGGCACCGGGCAGTTCTCGATCGAGGATCTGAACTTGCTGCGCGAGCGCACCTTCGGTTTGCCGCCGCTGCTGCAGCCGGCGGTGAGCGCGCATGATTGAAGTCCTCGATCGCGTCATCAAAATGCCGCCGGTGCTGCAGATGCGGCCTTACCAGCAACGCTGGATCGACGACGATAGCCGCTTCAAATGCGCGGTAAAGGCCGCCCGCATCGGCTACTCCTTCGCCACCGGGTATCGCCGCGTGGAGATGTCGATGCGCGTTCCCGGCCGCACCACAACGGTGCTCTCCGCTTCCAAGGCGCAGTCCATCGAGTTTGTGGAGACCTGCGCGAAACTCTGCCAGCTCATGGGTGGCACCGCGCAGATGATCGCCAACGAGGACTTTGTCGACGCGCTGGGCCGCATCGAGGCCATCCAGAGCAAAATCACATTTCCCAACGGCAGCCGCATCATCGCCCTGCCGGCCAATCCGCGCACCGCTCGCGGCTACCCCGGCGACGCGGTGCTCGACGAATTTGCGCACCACGAAGATAGCTACGCCATCTTTGCGGCCGTCTTCCGCCAGGTGGCCCTGGGCAATTCGCTTGAGGTGCTGTCGACGCCCAACGGCGAGCAGGGCAAGTTCTATGACATCGCCCGCCAGCTTGGCCTTGAGATGGGCGCGGCGCCGGCCCAGTTGCCGGTCAAGAAAGATGGCTGGTCCGGACACTGGGTAGACGTTTACGCGGCCGTAGCCGAGGGCTGCCCCATCAACATTGAGGAAATGCGGCTTGGCCTGAACGACGACGACACCTGGAATCAGGAATTCTGTTGTGTCTTCCTTAAATCCACGGGAGCGTGGCTCAGCCTCGATCTGATCGCTGCCTGCGAAGATGCGGGCGCGACCGTCGATCTGCCTCCGGACTTTCATCCGCGCGGGCCGCTATACTCGGGCATCGACGTGGGCCGAGTTCACGATGCGACCTGCGCGTGGCTGGATGAAAAGATCGGCGACGTGGCCTGGACGCGCGGCGTCATCAAGCTGCACGGAATGAGCTTTCCCGATCAGGCCAAGCGGCTCAATCCTATCGTCCGCATGACCACCAGGTCCGCGATAGACATGACCGGAATGGGCGTGGGTCTCTTCGATTTGCTCAACCTTGAGAACGAGGGCCGGTTGATGGGCGTGAGCTTCGGCGGGTCGAACGATAACGGCGTCAAGATGAAGACCGACCTGGCCATCCGCATCAAAAAGCGCATGGAGCAACAGCGTTCGCGCATCCCCTACGATCCGCAGATCCGCGCGGAGCTGCAGGCCATCAAGCGCCAAGCCACGCCCAGCGGCGTCACCTTCGACGCGCCGCGCATCGAAGTGGACACGGCCGTCGCCGGCGGCGCGAAGAAGAAGATATTCGCCCACGCCGACGCATTCTGGGCCAAGGCCCTGGCGGACCTGGCCGGCGACTCCGAGACCTGCGTACTGGGCATCCGCACACCAGACAAACAAACCTCTTACGCTCAACTGAAGGGATACCTCTGATGGCTGCGAGCAAAGACAATCCGATTCTCGCCGTTCCGGCGATGCCGCCCAAGGGCCAGATCGTCTCCTCTGGGAGCCTGTACCTGCAGCAGATATCGCTCTATCGCAATACTTTTGCTTTCGGAGGCACACGCAACCCCACGGACATCTGGGCGTCGATGACCTACAACATGCCCCAGACCATGGCCTACTACCGCGAGCTTGAAGACAAAGACGAGGACGTGGCCAACTGCCTGGACACGCTCAAGCTGTCGGTGCTGGAACGCGATCGCAGCGTGCTGCCGGCGCCGCGCGACGAATCCGCACAAGCTCAGGAAGTGAAGGAGTTCATCGAAGCGCAGCTCGGCAAACTGGATTTTCACGCGGTGCTCGATTGCATCCTGGATGCGCCCGGCTACGGCTTCAGCGTGCAGGAGATGGTCTTCGACACGTCCATGGGCCAGGCGGAGCTGGCGTCGATCGACGACTGCCCCCAGGAACTGTTTCTCTTTGGCAACCGCTTTTATCCGCAAGTCGGCAAGCTGCAACTGCTTGACAATCCCTGGGCGTCCGAAGGCCAGTTGGTGCCTGAGGAAAAGTTCCTTGTCTTCAGCTACCGCAAGCGCTCGCGCAATCGCATGGGTCGTCCGCTGCTCAAGGCCGTCTTTTGGCCTTCATGGTTCAAGCGCAACATCCAGCGGCTATGGATGCAGTACGCGGAGAAGGGACCGGGCACGGCCGTGGTGCATTACAACGATGCGGACAATGAGTCGGAGCGCCAGAAGGCGGTGGACATCGCCCAGGCGCTCATTGACAACGTGGCCGTCGCGGTGCCCAAGGGCTTCGAGTACGACAAGGATCTGCTCAAGATCGCGCGCTCGCAGGATCCACGGGTCTACGAGAATTTCTTTCAGGCGATGCAGTACTCGATCGCGCGGCGGACGCTGGGCGAAACGCTCACCAGCTTCGGCAACGAAGGCGGTACGGGATCGAAAGCCCAGGGCTCGACTCACGCCGACACGCTGGACAAACGTTCCGTCGAGTTGTGCCGCAGCTTGCAGTCCGTGGTGAATCAGCAGCTCATCAAGCCTCTCGTCCTTTGGAACTTTGGGCCGAAGGCTCCCATGCCCGTCTGGCAATTCGATCTGGAAGAGGCCGAGGATCTGAGTCTCGCTCTCACGGTAGACTCCGGGCTGCAACGCATGGGCAAGCTCTTCACCGTGGGCTACATCTCCGACCGCTACGACCGGCCCATGGCCAAGGGCGAGGATCCGGATCAGGTTCTTGTCCCCAACGTGAACGCGCCGCCGGTCGCGCTGACCGATCGCTCGACCGCGACCTTTGCGGAAAGGCAGGCCGAGGCCGCCATGCGCGCGGAGATGGATCAGTACGACACGCTGTTCGCCCAGTTGCAGACCGAGGCGAAGGGCATCTTCGCCAAACGCGTGCGGGATATCGCCGCGACGGCCGTAGCGCCGCAGGAGTAACGGCATGGCCTTCGGCCCCCCCTCAAGCGCGCACGTCGCGCAGATCCAGCTCGGCGATCTGCTCGCCCGGCATCTGGCGGCCGCCAACCTTCTCGGCCGCCTCCACGTCGGCCGGTTCGCCGTCAAAAAGACGCGGCGTCCGGTGTTGCTGGCAACGGCGATGGGCCGCGCGCGGGTCTTCGGCGAGGATAACTCTCAAGATGACGCCGAAAGCGACCCGCTCAACATCGGCTTCAGCTTCGATATCCCGGCCACGGGCGCGATCGAGTATCTGCGCAACCTCACGCCGGTGACGCGCGAAGTCTTCGACGGGCTGCAGCAGCATTACCGCAACGATGCCTTCACCATATCGGGAATCAGCGATCAGAGGTTGATTGCGAAGATTCGCGATGCGCTGGAAAAGACGCTGACCAAGGGTGGAACCGCCGCGGACTTCCACAAAGCCGTGAACGAGCTGACCACCGAGGCCGGAATCCAGAAGCTGGCCGCATTCGAACTGGACACCGTCTTCCAGACCAACACGGGCAAAGCATATTCAGCGGGCCGGCTTGAGCAAATGAAAGAGCCGAGCCTGATGGAGGCGTTGCCCTACTGGCAGTACTGGACGGTCGGAGACTTGTGCGTGCGCCCGGCGCATGCGGCCCTGGACGGCTTCTGCGCGCGGGCTATCGATCCGGTGTGGCTCAAGATCTATCCGCCCAACGATTACAACTGCCGCTGCTCGGTCATCCCGGTGCTGCCTGAAGACGCGCCGAAGGGAAGCGACGAAGGCGGTCTCGAACGCCTGCCGCTCCTGGCTCGACTCGGGATCCCCGCGCCCGGCTTCCACACCTTGACGGCGCTGTAGAATATCAGACAGCTACCGGGTTTTACCGGTCTCCGATTCCCCGCGCGCGGCAGCAACTTCTCCAGCATCCACAGTACTTCCAGCTTGCACCGTAGCCGCGCCGTTACGCGCCACAGCCCGATAGCGTAAACCCAATGGCGAAGATCAAGACAGTGGACGGCGTTGCGCTTACGGCGGACAAGTTTGCCTACGTGGGCGACGCGCAGGATCCGGAGAGCTGGCACCTTCCGCTCGACACTCACGCCCACGTCAACTCTGCTCTCGATATGTTTGCGCACACCGATCTGCCGTCAAGCGCCAAGGCGCCCACCGCGCGCAAGATCGTGCTCAAGGCCAAAGATGAAAATCTAGACACCACCGACTTCGTGAAGAACCACCTGACCCAGACGTACGCGGAATCTTTCGCGTCGCCGTGGATTGAAATCTTCCGCGCCGGCGACTATCGCGGCGCGGGCAAGGGGAACATCACGCGCTCCGATCTCGACCGCGTGGTCAGAAACTACGATCCCAGCTTTCACGAAGCCCCGGTCACCGTGGGCCATCCGGTCGACAACAAGCCGGCCTTCGGCTGGGTTGATCGACTTTCGGTGGAGGGGAACACGCTCTCCGCCAAGGAAAAGCAGGTTGATCCCAACTTTGCCGAGGCCCGCAAGGCCGGGCGCTACAAGAAACGTTCCGCCGCCTTCTATTGCGATGCGGACGGCAACATCACCGGGCTGCGCCACGTCGCCTATCTGGGCGCGATGCCTCCCGAAGTCAAAGGTTTGCAGGACGTCGCTTTCGACGATCACGGTCAGAAGTTCATTGAGGTGGACTTCGCGGAGGATGCAGCAATGGCAGCAGAAAACAAAACCGGATTCGAGCAGTTCAAGGCATTCTTCGCGGAATTGCTCAAGGGCAGCTCCGAGCCCAAAACCTTTGGCGAAGCCGACATCACGCGCCTCGTCAACGAGGCCGCCACGGCCGCTGCCGCGCCCTTGCAAGCCAAGGTCACCGCTCTCGAAACGCAGCTCACCGACCAGGGCAAGAAGTTTGCCGAGCGCGAGACGGCCATCGCCGGCGGCGAGATCAAACTCCGCGCCACTGAAGCCGTCACCCGCCTCAAGTCCGCGGGCAAGTGGATTCCAGCCTTCGAGAAGATGGGCCTCGGCCCGGTCTTCGAGGAGCTGGCCAAGTCCACCGTCACAGTCGAGTTCGGCGAGGGCGACGCGAAGAAGAAGGTCTCCACGCTGGAAACGCTGGTGCTCTTCCTTGAAGGCCTGCCCAAGATCGTTCCCGGCGGCCGCATGGTTGAAGGCGGCGCACCTCGTAAGGGGAAGGCTACGACCGGAGACGTATTCACCGACGCGGTGAAGGATCGGCAGCGCGAGAAGAAGATCACATTCGAAGAGGCAATGACCCAAATCGAGGCCGAACAGCCGGAACTGATGCAGGCCGGCAGGTCGACCGGCGGCGCTGTCTAGTTTCTGCCTGCTGCGGAGGCCGGGATTAAGGCCTCCGCTGCGCAAGGTTCAAAAGAATTTCTTTAGCCCCAGGAGGGCGCGATGGCAAACATCTACGTTGAAGGCAAAACCCCGATTGGCGCGCCGGTGAAGGAATCTTTGCTGGCTGCTTCCGTAACCGGCTACGCGCGCGGCTTGGCAGTTACCTACGGCTCCGACGCGTTCCATTGCCTGCTGATCACCGCGACCGCCGCGGCCGCGCTCGGCATCATCGAAGAGGATCAGGTCGTCGGCGCCAACGCGACCGCGCCTACGAACCCCGTTGCCGTGATTGAACTCGGCATGGCGGTGGCGCAGATCGGCGCGAATATCACCGCGTTGCAGCCGCTGACAACCAACGCATCGGGCCAACTGATACCGGCGCAGGCCGGCCAGCCGGTCGTCGCGATTGCGTTGGAAGCGCAGACTTACGTCTCGCCCGGCTCTTTCGCTACCGTCCTGGTCGTGGCGCCTCTTGGAATCATGGCGCCGGGCGACGAAGTCAGCTATGTCGCGGCCTCGGGCGCGATCCCGCTTATCCCCGGCACTTACGCATTGAACGGCGCGGCGGCTCTGGCGATGACCTTGGCGGCTCCCACCGCAGCGCAGGACGGCACGATCCTCACGATCGTGGCGACCACCGGGCACGCACATACCGTGACGGCCCCGGCAGACGCGATCTACGGCACCAAGGACACCGTGACGTATGCCGCAGTCGGCGACATCATCACTCTTGAGGCCGTGAACACCAAGTGGATGGTCCGCAGCATCGGTGGTCCGACGCCGGCGGCTCTGAGCGAGGTTTAAGTTAGCCGGCGGAAGCCGGCGACGGTTGACCGGATCAAGTAAGAGTCCGGCTGTCTCACAGCATTCCCGGCCAGGGTGGCCAACCCCGGCCGGAGATTTTCAGGCAGCGCCACAGGCAGCGGCACCGAGTTTAGATTTCACTCCGCGAAGGCGGACAGGAGGATGGTTCCATGGGTGGATACGCACCGTCGATGCCGGCAGGGCCGCTTCAGATTGCCCTTGCAAATTTTGCCAAGGAGCGCAAAAACAACGCGCTCATTGGCTCTTACTTCGCCCCGCGCGTTCCGGTGGCAAAACAGTCCAGCCAGTATGTCGTGTGGAACGCCGACGACTTGAGAATCCCGCTCTCCACGCTCCGCGCTCCTGGCGGCCGCCCGAGCGGAACTCGCCGCAGTTTCTCTGTGGCGCCCTACGCGGCACAGTCGCACGCGATGGAAGATTTTATCCCCTTCGAGTCGGAGTCGTACGGCCTCGGCTTCGGATTCAGCGAGCAAAAGATGCTCACCAAGCAGCTTATCGATCAGCTTCATTTGAAGTATGAAGCTGAGGTCGTCGCCCTGCTGATGAACACGTCGAACTTTCCAAATGGAGTGACGCTCACCAGCACCAATCAGTTCGACAATTATCCAGCGACCCCTGAGACGGGCACCGGATCGCATCCCATCGTTTTCTTCGAGCAGTACAAGTCGCTTCTGCGCCAGGCCGGCATCCAGGATGCCGACATGGTCCTCGCCATCAGCGACCCAGTGGCGCTCGTGCTGCGCAGCCATCCCGATATCATCGACCGCTTCAAGTTCACCAATGCCGGCGGCATCATCACCGACGAGATGCTCGGCCAGGTCTTCGGCGTGAAGGTGATACGGGGCAGCGCGGTTGGGCTCAATCAGCAGAATATCCAGTCCTGGGTCTGGGGCAACTGTTGCTTCCTTGGCTTCGCGCAGCAGGTGGAAAACCTGCAAGACATGTCCTGCGCGAAAACCTTCTGCTGGACGGGCGGTACCGGCGCGGATGGCAATGTTTATCCTGGACCGGCAAGTGTGCCTACGGTCGCCCCAGGCCAGCCACTCTCGTCTGGCACGGACGGCATGGGCGTCATGGTGTGGCCGGAGACCCACCTCAGCGAAAAGAAGACCTGGGTCTCTCTCGATTGGTATTACGATCTCCGGGTTACGGCCCAGGAGACCGGCATTCCGATCCTGAACTGCCTGGGCACTTACCCGCCGGTTGCAATGGAAGTTGTCGCCAGCGACATCGAGGGCTAAGCGGGACATAGCTGGATGAAAGAAAGAGGCGCGCTTTCATAATGGCGCGCCCTTTTGAAACGGGGAAGAAGGAGAACCACAATGGATTCCAACCGCACCGAGAAGACCACGGAAACCCACGCCGACGCGAAGCCCGCGAAGGACACGAAGACCACCGAAACCCATGACGACGCCAAGGGCGGCGAGCCAGCCAAGGACAGCAAGACAACCGAGACCCGCGAAAAGTAGGGCGCGGGGCCCTTGAGTGCTCACACGAGGCGCGCCGAGTGCGCGCCTTTTGTGAATCTAAGTAATCTGGAAGAGGAGAAAAATGGCAGACTCGAAGTCCACGTCAAAGTCCGTTGCATCGCCAGCGAAGAAGAACTATCGCGCTCTCGGGAACATCTTAGGAGGTCCGATTAGCGAAGACGCCGACGCGTCGACAAAGCGGATCACTCCCCACAAGCTTTACAGAAAAGGCTCGACCATCCCGCTGGGCGAGAAGGACGCGGCGCGCTTGCTCG